CTTAATGGACATCCCGGTAATATTGGCCATGATTTTATTGCTTCAAGATTTTTCAATTCCATAAAACTATATTATAAATATTAAATATGTGTTATTATCGTTATCTCTCCTACATATCCGACATCGCCAATTGGTTAAAGTCCATCGCCATAGCCGCCGTTGTCACGGCGATGGACTTCGTGTCGCCGATCGAGAACTTCTTGGTGGTGATCCTGTCGCTGGCCTTCATCGATACGTTCTGGGGGCTGGCTGCGGATCACGGTGACTTTAGGAAAAGCAAGTTCATCCGTAGCTGGGTGTACATGCTAGTCTATTTCCTGATCATAATCATCTCGTTCTGGATAGGCGTGATGATGGATATATCGGAGGATAACGCCAAGGCTTTCGTGTCTTGGATCACGTGGGCGATGATATGGTTTTACGGGACCAATGTCTTAAAGAACATGGGCAAGGTATTCCCGGATAACAAGGTGATAGCCTTCTTGTATTGGGTTGCCGCCGTTAAGTTTATCAGCAAGGTCAATTTCTTGGATGAGTATAACAAGACAAAGAATAAAAAAGGCTCCCCAGATCCAAAAGGATAGGGGAGCCGGATAAATTTTAGCTTCCTGTCTTTCGCAAGGGAGGATAGCAAGGTTAACAAAGCGCATAAAAGTATAAAAAATAATTGATATGAGAACGATTAACAGGAAAATCAACTTGATCGTGATCCATTGTTCGGCCACTAGGGTAGATAAGGATTATACCCCTGAGCAATTAGAGAGAGACCACAAGGCGAGAGGATTCAACTCCGCGGGTTATAACTATTATATCCGGAAGAGCGGGGAGATAGTATCTATGCGTCCATTGGAATTGATTCCGGCTCATGTGACCGGATATAACAAGAACAGTATAGGAATATGCTATGAGGGTGGTCTTGATCCGGACGGGAATCCGGATGATACACGTACGGAGGCACAGAGACAGTCGATTATAAGGCTGTTGTTGGATTTGGTCGTACAGTTCCCGGATAGTAGGATCTGCGGTCATCGTGACCTATCCCCGGATCTTAACGGTAACGGTAAGATTGAACCGGACGAGTGGATGAAGATGTGTCCGTGTTTTAATGCCGAGGAGGAGTATCGCAATATATGAAACC